CTCAGCAGGTGAAAACAACACCTCAGTGCCTAATCCAGTCGTACTGAGATTAGGAGTAAATGATATTGTTTTTTGTTTACCCCCCAAAGTAGTCAATAGTTCAGATCTGCCAACGCTGACCTCTGTCCAAGTACCAACTGGCTGAGTCGTTCGAAGAGCTTTACTAACTTGAGCTCTAAACTTGGAAGTAATCGTGACCTGCTTCTTCTTTTTAAAAGAGACTTTTTTGTTAACAGTATGTCTAACATAAGGATTTTTATAACCAAGAGAATCCTGTTTGGTTGTTGAAATGTGCAACTTTCCAGCTCTACCAGAACCTTTTGATTTCTTGACAGGAGGTTTTGTTCTAACACGCTTTGGTGTTCTACCAGGGGTAGGATAGGGTACTGAATTGCGGCGTTTGCGGCTAGGAGTCTTCATTTGTTTTTTGTTTAGGTAAGATTTTCCAGCCATAGAACCCAAATAAGAACCAGCAACAGCACCAGGCATATTAGCAGTGATATATCCCAAAGCGCCACCAGCTGCTGAACCCACAAAAGAAGCATAAGTCATTGGGAAAGTTTTTCGAGTACATACTAAGCTAAATCACGTTTGGGCGGAGTGGCCTCCCCCTCCCTAGTCGGGGGCCCCCAAGGGCAATAATATAGTAGGATAGGGTCAGCGACTTAAATGTAGTTCGAGTTTTTTATTGAACAAAGATTTCTTGATCACGGAATTTTTGAACTTGTCTGAAACGTCTTTGAAGGGCAGGATAATCATTTTCATTAAATCCCATTTCTTCTAAAGTATAATTTGACGTAACGACAATCAGCTTAGGTCTTAATTGTTTAGCACCACCTTTAACTTCTGCATCAAAAGGCCATTTATCGGCCCATTTCTTTAGATAAGGTGCAATCCACTTGGTATGCTCAGGAGATATCTCGTCTATATGAACGACATCTTCTCCTTGATAACCATCCCACCACTTATTAAGTGGTTTAATATATCGATCTGGATGTTGAGTAACAACACTATGTGTTTTACCAGTACCAGTAGAACCATGAATCCATAACCCAGTGACAGTGCTACAGGGTTCAGGTTTCTTCATCGAATCCTTCATTATACGGTTAAGAGTAGAATAATACTGAACAAAATGATCAGCATCAATTTCTTCTAACCGACCTTCTTGAGCTAACTGCTTAGTCCTCAACCATTTCTCAGCAGTAGCTTTACCACCAGAAAAACCAGTCTTGACAGGTTGAACTCCCTTTATTAAATTAAATTTACAAATTCAAACGGCTCCGGATCATCCTTCTTGCAATAATCGGCAGCCTCGAAAGGAGTTTTCTTGAGTGGTTCAATATGGCAGCCCCAAGGCAACAAGCACTTCACCACCATGAAGGATCTCTTTGTCTTGAATTGAATGAATCCTTGTAAATGAGGGGTCCCAGTAGTAGGACAGACCTCACGACCATAAACCAAATAAAGAATAGAATTGTCCATTTTAGCCAACAACTGGATATCTAGTTCATTTTGTAGTGTGTAATTGTTCAACGTAAAAGGCCAAGACTTACACCGTTTGTCACCCACAGACTCGAACGGACCAGAGTACCCAGCACCAACAGGAGTAGGACTAGGAGGAGTGGCTGGCACGTACAAGTAGTTAGAAGATCGTGGTGTTTGCATTTGTGAAGAAAAGAAAAAACTTTTTCTTCTTTTTATATGTCGCCGCGTCGGAATTTTTAGACCAATCAAATCGCGTGGCTTGGTCATGGAAGAAAAAAGAAGAAAACTTTTTCACTCACATGACTTTGCATGAAAGTGGCCCGGCAACATGCTCCCAGGTAATACTTAGGCTGGGAGCACAAGGCCACTTGCGGAAAAATTATGGGGGATAATTAGATCACTTTTTTATTAAACATTGACACTTTCGGTTTGTTCAGCAACACGATCAACCGCAGCAGAGGTAGATTCATTCCAATTTTTGTGATAATAAACATCCTTTCTTGCCAATTGAGTCAATTGAGTTGATACAGTGCTTGTACCACCACCAACGACTGCAATAGGATTCAATGTACCCAATGCTTGCTCAGGACATTTGATTTTAAACTTTTTCTTTACTTCAAATAACAAAGATGTAGTAGCTGTATCTTCACCAAATCTACCAGCCACACCACCAGCAGCCTGAACAAGATCAAAATGATAAGTGGCAAATACAGTACGAACAAACGCAGGCTGGTTATTGTAAAACGTGTCACTCAATCCAGCATTACTAGTTGGTTTCCAAAACTTGGGGTAATCATAGACAACTTGGGAAGGACCACGAACAACATGTTCATGAACTTGCCCAGGATCTAAAGTGATATCATGTCGTTCAAAATTCCACAATTTAGTTAAAGGTTTAGACATCCACGGTGTACAATATAAAGTTTCAGGGCCAGCATTGGCTAAATTGATTGCAGACTGACCAGTACCCAAAGAAGAAGCTTCATTGGTCATAGAATTAGGCCATTGATCTAAAACATTACCTTCGGCTTGAGGGTTTTGTTTTTGTTTTGGTGACGCCTCATACAACTGGATAATCATCGTTCTTCGGCAATTGTTTCGTAAAACAACCGAATACGACGAACTAATAACCTCGATTTTGACTGTACGAGGATCAAACGAATCAGTACCAAATGAAGTAGCATTAAATTTATCAAATTGACTAGGAGTTTTCTTGTTGAACATAACACTAGCGCAATCTAAAACCTCAGCAGGTGAAAACAACACCTCAGTGCCTAATCCAGTCGTACTGAGATTAGGAGTAAATGATATTGTTTTTTGTTTACCCCCCAAAGTAGTCAATAGTTCAGATCTGCCAACGCTGACC